CTGCTTCTGGCATCTCTATGCTTATGTCTGCAGCTAATGGTAGTATCAGAAATGTTGTTAAGAATGTTGATGATTATTTGATTGGCCCTATGGGTCGTGCATTCTTCGCATTCAATATGCAGTTTGACTTTGACACAGGCATCAAGGGTGACTTAGAAGTTAAAGCTTCAGGTACAGAGAGCTTGATGGCTAACGAGGTACGGTCACAGCGCTTAATGCAATTTATGGGTGTTGCATCTAATCCTGCACTACAGCCATTCGTTAAGAGTGACTACATTATCCGTGAGATTGCTAAGTCAATGGATCTAGACCCAGACAAGGTTACGAACTCTCTGAGTGATGCAGCTATTCAAGCTGAGATCCTTAAGAAGTTCACACAGCCTCCAGAGCCTCCAGCAGGAGCGGAAGGTGCTCCACAGGGGCCGCCCCAGCCCAGCGCACCGGGAGCAGGCCCAGAGCAAGCGGGAGTGGCTGTGAGTGACACTACAGGTGCAGGTGGTGGTAACATTGGCACAGGCACAGCACCCACACCGGGTGAGCAAGGCTTTACAGGTACGTAACAGTGAACAGTAACATTAAGAAGCTCGTGAACGAGAAGGCTGTATTGGATGCATTCTTAGAGATGCTAGACAGTAAAATACAAACAGCCCACCGCAGGTTAGAACAAGAGAGTACAATGGAAGGCATGTATCGCATTCAAGGCGAGATTGCTGCACTACGCAAGTTAACCTATTTAAGGGATGAAGTGAATGGCCCAAGAACCTAACACGGATGAAGAGATGAACGACATGCTGCTGGAAGAGCAGGTAGATCCTGTAAGTGGCAACACTGCTCCTGTAGGTGCTTTACCTTCTGAGGTACGTGATGATATTGACATTCGTGTAAGTGAGAATGAGTACGTTATCCCTGCGTATGCTGTTCGCTACTTCGGTGAAGGTTTCTTTGATGAACTATTAGGTGCAGCAGAGCAAGGCTGGGACCGCATTAAAGAAGGTGATGAGCTACCATTCCGTGATGATGAGCTTGAAACAGAAGGCGATGACGAAGAGCCTAAAGAAGGTTACGCTGAAGGTGGTAACATACCGGGAGCAGGAGTTACAGTACCACAGCCTGTGGGTGGTGGCTTTGGTGGCTACGGCGGTACAGGCGCTCGCTTTAGTGGATTTGAATCTCGTATATACATAAACCCTGAAACAGGGCGTGAGATGCTTATCTTCTTCTTTAATGGCAAGCCTATGAAGCGTATCCCTCAAGGATTTAGACCTAAAGGTGAGACTGCTGTTCAGGAGCAACAGACGGTCGCTGCAGAGCGTGATGATGATGATAAAGGTCCAGTTATTAAGACACAGGATGGATATTGGAATAAGCCTGCATCTGAATGGACTCAAGAGGACTACGATGCCTATAATAAAAGTATGATGGATAACTTGCGTAATGGTAAAGACCCACTGGATCCTAGTCTATTAGAGAACTTTGTAACAGGCCTTATTGGTGCATCACCTTTAGGCTTAATAGGAGGTGCTGTTGTTGGTGGCGCTATTAAAAAAGGTAAACAAGCAATAGCAAAACAAGCATATGATTTGTCTATTAGTGGTTTAGGATCTGGTAATACTGGTAATATTAAACCAAAGACATTAGCTGAAACCATGTTTTTAACTGCTGGGGGATTAGGTGTAACAGGTCAAACAGAGCAGAATCAAGCAGGTACAATACAAACATTATATGGCAACTCTGATAACGATACACAAAATATTATAATGACAGCAGGTGAAGACGTAGCTATGTCTATGCCTGTATCAAGCAGTAGCTTTAATTTGTTTGACCCCTCTACTTGGTTTGGCGGCGCAGCTAGTACTGCTGCACCTGAGTCTGTAGTAACAGATGATATGTCTTTCTCCGATTGGTACTCGTCTACAACGGGTTCTTCATTAAACTCTTCAGACGATAGTATTTTTTCTACATCAGGAACAAACACTTCTGATTTAAATGCAGCATCTTATGCCAAAAGATCAGACTCTGGATCTACCACCCCTACCACCACTGTCAATACCCCTCAAGCCCCTCGTGAAGACAACGAGCCTTCCGCAGCACAAAGAGCGCAAGCTGCTGTTGATTCAGGTCAAAAAGAAGCTAAAAAGGTAACATATGGTGGAAAGACACGATACTCAGGGTCTGGTAGATAGTATACAGACTAAATAACTATAAGGCTACCCGGCAATATTGCTGGCCCCAACATAAAAGGAACTACAACTATGCCAGAACTAACTCAAGTAGAAACACCTAAGAGTGCAGGCTTTGTTCAACCTAAGGGTGGATCACGAGCTAACAAGAGTCGTATTGAGAAAGATGAGGCAGAGCTTAAAGCTCTAATGGAAGCACAGTCAAATGGGCAAGAAGAGGAATCCAGTAGCGAAGGAGCTACGCCAGCCCAAGTACAGACTGAGGGTCGTACCCAACAAAAAGAAGCCAACTCTGAAGGTGAAGCACAAGAAGATAACTTGACTGGTGAAGAGCGTACCTACAAGAAGCGTTACAACGATCTACGTACACACCTTAATAAGCAGTCAGAAGAACTGAAAGCTATTAAAGAGCAGCTAGGTCAAGCTCAGCAGAACGGCACTGTACGTCCACCTACTACAGATGAAAGCATTGAGGCATGGGCTAAGAAGTATCCTGAGATTGCTGGCATTGTAGAGACAATCGCTGAGAAGAAGGCTCAAGAGAAGTTCAGCCACGCAGATGAACGCTTGCAGCAGATAGACAAGATGAACGCTGAAGCCCAGCGCACTAAGGCAGAGAATGAAATCCGTACTATGCACACAGACTTTGATGATCTACGTGCAAGTGATTCATTTCATGATTGGGCTAGTGAACAACCTAAGTGGGTACAGGATGCTCTATATGAGAACCAAGATGATCCTAAATCAGTTATACGAGTTATTGATCTGTATAAGGTTGATAATGGAATGGACGTTAAAGGTAAGCGGCGTAAGACTAAAGAAGCAGCCTCTGCAGTTGTAACTAAGCGTACAACTAAACCTGACAACGACAACCCAGCAGGACATATTCGTGAGTCACAAGTGCAGAACATGTCTACGCAAGAATATGAAGCAAACTCAGATGCAATCATGGAAGCTATCCGTAGTGGTAAGTTTATTTATGATATTTCTGGGGGTGCACGTTAAAAAGGTATTGACAACGCATAGATATATGCTATAACTATGTATGTTAATTAAGGAATGTTAAGCCCTGCAGAAGTAGCTACCTTTGCATTCCTACTACTACTGAGCAGAAAACTACTAAGATAAGACTTACCTGATCAAGTACAGGCCCGATAGTTCCAAAGTAGGCCAACTGAGGAACCAATCGCACCCTAGAAAGAGCAGCCTCTTACACAGTGTTTAAGCTTAATTACTTATAAGCCTAACATCTATGGAGGATAACAACATGGCTTTCGCATCAGCATCAGGATACACTAACTTGCCAAATGGCAACTTTAGTCCTGTAATCTACTCGAAGCAGGTACAGCTTGCTTTCCGTAAGTCCACCGTATGTGGTGACATTACGAACTCTGATTATTTCGGTGAGATCTCTGGACAGGGTGACACTGTTAAAATCATTAAAGAACCTGAAATCTCAGTGAGTGCCTACACTCGTGGTGAAACTGTTGCAGCACAAGATCTTGCTGACGCAGACTTCTCATTGGTTGTAGATAAAAGTAACTACTTTGCTTTCAAGATGGATGACATCGAAGAAGCGCACTCCCATGTAAATTTCATGAGTCTTGCAACCAATCGTGCAGCTTATCGTTTGGCTGACCAGTATGACCAAGAAGTTCTTGGTTACTTGGCTGGTTACAAACAGTCAGCTTTACACGCTAATGCAAACACAGTTAACAACGTAGTTAACGGCACAAAAGCAAACACGGCTGCTGGTACAGACGAATTGCTTGCAGCTAACAAACTGAAGAAAGGTGACTTCGGCAACATCACTACTACAAGTGCTGCTGATCACTCAATCCCAGTTGCTGCACGTTTGCCGGGAGCAACAGCTTTGCCAACCGCAACTGTTTCACCAGCTATGTTGGTTTCACGTATGGCTCGTCTGTTGGATCAACAGCAAGTAGACTCACAAGGTCGCTGGCTGGTAATTGACCCAATCATGATGGAAGTCCTTCGTGACGAAGACAGCCGCTTGTTGAATGCTGACTTCGGTGGCTCAGGTCTACAGAATGGCATGGTCTTGAATAACTTCCACGGCTTCCGTGTATACACTTCAAGCAACCTTCCAGCAGTAGGTACTGGCGCTGGTACAACTGGTACAGCTAACCAAAACACTAACTATGGTGTTATCGTTGCTGGACATGACTCAGCCGTTGCAACTGCAGAGCAGATCAACAAAACTGAAACATACCGTGACCCCGATTCATTCGCTGACATCGTGCGTGGTATGCACCTATATGGCCGCAAAATCTTGCGTCCAGAAGCATTGGTTACAGCTAAGTACAACTTGGCGTAAACTTAATAGTAGGAGGGCTGCTTTCGGGTGGCCCTCTTATTCTATCTAACGTAATCTTTAGGATGTGCCATGTCTACCTATGTAGAACTTACAAACGAATTACTGAGACGTTTAAATGAAGTTCCTGTGGATATTGCGGGTTCTGACTTTACATCTCTACGTAACGTACAGGCTACAGCTAAAGACGCTATCAATAGCAGTTTAAGAGAGATCTACCAGACAGGCCAAGAGTGGCCCTTTTTGAAGACTACATATACACAAACACTTACAGCAGGTACTCGTGAGTACACCTTCCCTACTACTTACTCTAGCGTAGACTGGGAAACATTTTATTTAAAGAAGAACTCTACTAAAGAGAACACACCTACAGTATTAAAAGCTATAGCTTACGAAGAGTACATTAGCATATATAGACCTATGGATGATTTAGCGGATCAAGTAAACGGTGATTCAGCGCCTATAAAAGTCTATCAGACATTCGGAGATTCTTTCGGTGTCACACCTATTCCTGACGCAGACTACGAGATTGAGTACGTATACTGGAGTGTACCTACTTCATTAACTAACTACAACGACATATGTGTTGTACCTGAGCGCTTCAATCACGTTATCATTGACGGTGCTATGGCGTACATGATGCACTTTAGGAGTAATGAGCAGAGTGCTAACATGCATCAGCAGAAGTTTGAGCAAGGCATTAAAAGTATGAAGCGTGTCATGTTCGATGATGAACTAAGGCTACGCTCTACAGTTATCGAAAGATAAACATGGATAGGTTAAACACAAACCTTACAGTGTGCAGCGGTGGTCTTATAACTAATGTAGATCCACTAACACATGCCTCTGCTTTAGGCGGTAGTGCTTTACGTATGATTAACTATGAGCCATCTCTATCGGGTGGCTATAGACGTATCAGCGGGTTTTCTAATGACTACGGTACTGTACCGGGTAACGGAGCTACTTTAGGAGTATATGTAAATGGCAACTTACATGATGGTATTTTTGCTTGCAGAAAGCCTGATTCTGGGTATAACTATCTACACAAGTGGAATAACTCTAGTTCCTCATGGGACGCCATAACTTCTACAGGCAACCCTACTATGGTAGGTGTAAGCCGTGTACGCTTTGCTGAGTATAACTGGACTGGTGAAGTACTACTTTTAACTGATGGTATCAACCCTGCTGCTCTTTATGATGGTACTAGCTACACACAGATTACGCACACTAATGCACCTGACGATCCTAAGTTTGCAGAAGAGTTTGCTTCACATATATTCTTAGCTGGCGATTCAACAGAGCCGTTTAACTTATTCTTCAGTGCTCCTATTAACGCTACAGACTTTAGCCCTGCTGCAGGTGCAGGTGTTATTAACGTAGGTTTTAAGATTACTGCTGTTAAAAAGTTTCGTAATACACTATTTATCTTTGGCGCTAATAATATTAAGAAGTTAACTGGCACAAACATAGCTGACTTTGTTTTAGAGAATGTTACATCAAATTTAGGTTGCGTTGCCCCTGACTCTGTGGTAGAATTTGGTGGTGACTTACTATTCTTAGGACCAGATGGTATTAGACCTATTTCAGGAACTGACCGTATTGGCGATGTTGAACTCGCCCCTGTATCTAAAGAGATCCAAGACATCTTTGATAACTATTACTTATCCGAAACTATTGTAGATATTAGTATTGTTGTTATTCGTAAGAAGTCTCAGTTCAGGTTTTTCTTTAAGAACGATAGTTCATTATCTTTGATTGGTGCTATACGTAAAAGCCAAAACAAACAAAGTATATTTGAATATAGCCAGCTAATTGGTATTGAAGCTAACTGTGTAGCATCTGGGTACGTTGGTCAGTTTGAGCATGTAATACACGGAGATGGTTCAGGTAAAGTATATAGACAGGAACGTGGTACATCTTTTGATGGCAGTGACATATTTAGCTTGTACCAAACACCTTACTATTATATGGAAGACCCTGAGATAAGAAAGATTATCTATAAAGTAGATACATATCTAAAGTCTGAAGGTAACACAGAAGTCTTTGTTGGTGTTTCGTATGACTATGATGATGTACACTCTCTAAACCCGGCGAGTTATACTTTTTCTACTGAGGGCGCTGCGGCTATTTACGGCACAGCTATTTATGGTTCAGGTGATATTTTTGATGGCAACCCTTCACCTAAAGCCTTGACTAATGTATCTGGTTCTGGTAAATCTGTATCAGTAAGCTACGTTACAAACAACCAGAATGCAAGCCATACAATTCAAGCTATTGCCATGACGTATGGTACAGCAGACAGGAGATAGACCGTGGCAGGTTATATAAGACAATCTACAGCAGACATTATCCCTACCGCTACAGTTCGTGCGGCTCCAATCAATGCTGAGTATAACGCACTCCGTGATGCCTTTGCTGCATCCGGTGGACACAAGCACGATGGTACAACAGGTGAGGGTGAGTACGTACCTCTCATAGCTGACTTAGATGCTCTCAATAAAGTTGTCATTGATACAACAAATAATCGCATAGGCTTTTTTGTCGAAGTATCTAGCTCTGCAGTAGAGCAAGTACGCATTCAAGATGGTGCAGTAGTTCCTGTAACAGATAACGATATTGACTTAGGTACATCTTCACTAGAGTTCAAAGACTTGTACTTAGATGGTACAGCTTACATTGACACACTAGCAGTTCACGAATCCGCTACAATTACAGCTAATCTTACAGTAAACGGCAATACTACATTAGGTAATGCTGCAAGTGATACAGTAACAGTTACTGCAGATGTAGCTTCTCATCTTATTCCTTCTGTTGACTTTACCTATGACTTAGGTGCTGTAGGCTCTGAGTGGCGTAATCTTTACATTGACGGTACAGCTAACATTGATAGTCTTGTAGCTGATACAGCAGACATCAATGCAGGTACTATTGATAATACAGTTATTGGGGGAACTACAGCAGCGGCTGCAAGTGTCACTACACTAGACGCTTCAAGTAATGCTACTGTAAGCGGAACACTAGATGTAACTGGTGCTACTACATTGACTAGCACACTTGCTGTAACTGGTAATACCACTGTTGGCGGTACTCTTGGTATAACTGGTGCAACTACCTTAAGCTCTTTCTCAGCTACTTCTGCCGACATTAATGGTGGTAATATTGATGGTACAGATATTGGTACATCTGCAGTAGGCACAGGTGCATTCAGCACTGTCTCAGCTACAGGCAACATTACAGGTAATCTTGTAGGTAATGTCACAGGTAACGTAACTGGTAATACAACAGGTGACTTGACAGGTAATGTAACCTCTTCAGGTACATCTACGTTTGCTACAGTAGACATTAATGGTGGGGCTATTGATGGCACAACTATTGGTGCTACATCAGCAGCAGCTATCACAGGTACAACAATTACAGGTACAAGCCTTGTAGGGCCACTTACAGGAAATGTCACAGGGGATGTTACAGGCGATCTAACAGGGAATGTTACTGCTTCTAGCGGTAATACAAGCCTAAACAACTTGACAGTTAATGGTACTATTGATGCTACTAACACCACTATTAACAACGTAAGTGATCCAACTACTTCAGCCCAAGCTGCTACAAAAAACTATGTAGATACACAAATCAACAATCTTATTGGTGGTGCACCTTCAACACTAGACACGTTAAACGAGATTGCTGATGCTCTTAACGACGATGCAAGTGCATACGCTACGTTAGATACTAAGATCGACACTAAGCTAACTAAAGCTGGTGATACAATGTCTGGCAACTTGGCTATGGGTGCTAACAAGATCACAGGTCTTGCTACACCTACTACAGGTACAGATGCAGTTAATCTTACTTATGTGACAACTCTTTTTGGTAGCACAGCATCTGCAGCTACAAGTGCAACTAATGCTGCTACCTCAGAAACAAACGCTGCAACATCTGCTACTAATGCAGCTAATAGTTATGACAGCTTTGATGATCGTTATCTTGGTGTTAAGACAGGTACACTACCTTCAACAGACAATGATGGTGATGCTCTAATTACAGGCGCACTACTCTTTGATGGTACAAACAATGTTATGAAAGTGTGGAACGGTTCTGAGTGGGCTGCTGCATCTTCATCTATTGAGGGCATTAAGTCTAGCTTCCGTTATGTAGCTACAGCAAGTCAGACAGTATTTTCTGGTGCTGATGCTAACAGTAGTACACTTGTTATAGACCAAGCAGGTTTAGTAAATGTATTCTTAAATGGTGTACGTCTAGTACAAGGCTCTGGTCAAGACTATACAGTATCAGCAGCTAACAACAACGTTACGCTCCTTACAGGTGCAGCAGTAAATGATGTTGTAGAGATTGAAGTCTTTGGTAACTTTGCAGGTCAGTCTGGCGCAGAGGTAGCTATCACGGGTGGTAGTATTACAGGCTTGAGTGCCTTAGGTGTAGCTGGTAATGCTTCTTTCGGTGACAATAATAAAGCCATCTTCGGCGCTGGGTCTGACCTTCAGATTTACAGCACAGGCACAAACGGGTTTATTGAAAATAATACTGGCCTATTGATATTAAAAAATAACTCTGACGATAGAGACATTGCATTACAAAGTGATGATGGGTCTGGAGGGGTTGCAAATTATTTACTTGCTGATGGCAGCACAGGCTCCCTTAAAGCGTATCACTATGGCAATGAAAAACTCGCCACCACCAGCACAGGTGTAAATATCACAGGGACTTTGTCCAGCGATAAACTGAGTGTTTCTGAAGGTTCTTCTGGTGCAACTGCAAACTCAAACGCAGATGGGGTAGTTGTAGAGAATAATAGTAAAACAGGTATTTCAATTCTTACGCCTAATAATAGCGAGGGCTTAATATTCTTTGGTGATCCTGAAGATAATAACATTGGAAGAATTTCATATAACCATACCTCTAACGCAATGAGCCTTGTTACTAACAACAATACTCGTTTGAACATTGCCTCCAACGGCGACATCAGCTTTTATGAGGACACAGGCACCACTGCAAAGTTATTCTGGGATGCGAGTGCTGAGAGCTTGCAAATAGGTTCGAGTGGAACAGCAACACCTGCGGCAAACCTAATTATAAATGACACTGCCGCAAGTGGTTTTAAAGCAAAGCTAACATCAAGCGCATTTAATGTTGATGGTAACTGGCTTGGCCTTGGTATGGGCTACTATAGCGGTTACATGAAGTCTGCTATTATTGCAGAAGCGAAAGACGGTAATGCACGGGCCAACTTACATTTTGCATTAGATAGTGACACAGGCAGCGGTAACGTTGGATTAGCAGATGCTAAGATGACCGTTACTTATGATGGTAATGTTGGGATTGGTACGACTTCGCCTAGTGCGCCTTTGGACATTGAACACGGTACTGTTGGTGAAGGTATTAACGTATCTTTGTTCAGTACAACTCAATCTAATGGGCCAGTTTTGCGCTTGGCCCACTCTTTAAGCAATACCGTTGGAACACAAGCTGCTGTCACTGTAAATGACGTTCTTGGTAAGATACTTTTTGCTGGATCAGATGGTTCATCTTTTTATGATGGCGCAGCTATCATTGCAGATGCGTCGCAAACCTTTTCAGGTACCGCTGGTGGTACAAGGCTAGAGTTTTACACTACAGACTCAGGTACGCAAACCTTAGATCAAAGAATGGTTATTGACCAAGACGGATCGGTTGGGATTGGAACAGATTCGCCTAATGACAAGGTAGACATTTCTGGTTCTACTGGTGACGGCTACCGATTGACTGATGGTACGCACACAGGTGTCTTTAGATCAATTAGTGGCGGTACTATTCTAAAAACAACCACTAATCACGCCTTGCTGTTTGGTACTAATGACACAGAAGCCATGCGCATCGACAGCAGCGGTAACTTGCTTGTGGGGACTACCTCTGCGGGTGGTAGCAACGGTATTACCTTTCATAGCAGTGGATATATTCAACCCAGAACAAATACAGGTATACCTGCGATTTATGCTGATAGAGAGGGGAGCGATGGTAGTATCATTGAACTCCGCAAAGACGGCGCACCTGTGGGGAGTATTGGGTCTTCTACAAATATAGCTGGTAATTTTTATATTGCTGGGAGCAGCGGCCTACAATTTCGCAGCGATGATATTTTACCTACAAACGGATCAGGTGTATACAGCAGTGGAGCAGTTGACCTTGGGGATGGTGGGGCTAATTTTCGCAACCTCTACCTGTCTGGCGGTGTAACCTTTGGCAGCACTGGCGGTTCGGTCACAAGCAAAACGCTGGATGACTATGAGGAGGGGACTTGGACGCCTACTTGTGAGTCGGGCAGCCTAAGCTTTATTAGTGCAAATTATACTAAAGTAGGAAACCTTGTTACAGTTACTGCAAATGTTTATAATTTTTCTGATACAACAAGCTCAACTTCTATTGGAATAAATAATTTACCTTTTACTTCAACCTTTGCCAACCGTGCCACAGGGGCTATGATTGGTCGTTATATTTCTTCAACCAAAGGTTATAGTGCTTATATTGGGGCTAATTCAACTGTTGTTTATTTTTATGAGGCTCCAGAAGCGACTAATGCCTATGAAACTATGAAACATAGTGATTTAGGAGGAAGTGACAGTGATTTTGTTTTTACTGTTACTTACAGAGTATAATAACCACCCCTGTTGGATCA